TACACCACTTTTTCTGCCCAAATTTCTAGTTATTTTTTCCAAGCTTATATTTATGTATATGCAATGTTATGTAGCGTTATGCAGTATTATGTTGTTTGTATAATGTTTTATATAGTTTTGTGTAAAAATATAAATTAAGGTTATTTACATGGGTAAAAGGGGACGCATACCAAAAGATAAAGATAAATTAGTTGGCCATAGGGACAATAGCTTAAACGTTATTAAAGGTGGTGTAGCTTTTGACGCGCCAAAACCTAATTCACGTTGGTTACGCAGAACAAAAACACAATGGCAAGACTATTGGAACAGTGATTTGGCTAAAACTGCCCAGATCGTAGATTTTCCGGCATTTTATAGATTATTCCAGTTTTATGATGAAGCTGAACGTGCAAACAGAACAATACAGTCAATGGGAAGCGCTGGATTGATTGATGTAGGTAGTAAAGGCCAACCAGTAGTAAATCCATTAATAAATTTAACTTTGAAGTTAGAAGATAAGATACTTAGATTAGAACAAGAATTAGGCCTTACGCCTTTAGCCCGCCAGCGTCTTGGAATAGCTTACAGTGAAGCACAAACTGGATTTGCACAACTACAAAAACTTTTAGAACTAGATGATCAAAAAGAAATTGAAGATCCTAGACTAAAAGTATTAGAAAATAAAGAAGTAAAAGAAAAAGTAGAAGTAAAGGAAAAAAATGGCTAACGAAGAAATGTATAAACCTTTGCCAAGTTTCTTAACAGTAGATAAATCAGAAATACACGGACTTGGTATATTTGCTACAAAAGATGTTGCAAATCAAACTAACTTGGGATTGTCACATGTTCTTGTTGATAAACCAAACATCTTTGTACGTACCCCGCTTGGTGGATTTATAAACCACACGCCAGATAATCCTAATTGTGTTTTGATACGTGACATAAACTTTACGCATTTGTTTTTTATTATGGCTATAAGACATATCAAAGCTGGGGAAGAATTAACAATAACATATCAAAGTTATGATCCAGAACAATACATTGACGATCATGACACTGAATTTGAAGAAGTAAAGGAAGAAGAATAAATGGACGCATTTATTGTTGTTATGGCCATAATTGTTATAAATGCTATTGCATGGCAATTAATTAAAAATGGTAAGATATGATCTTTGATAAAATTATTTTAGATGATCTTGATGAAGAATTGACTAATGAAGAAATATGTCAGAAACAAAACAAATAGTATTACCAGAAACAAGGGGAAGTCGTGTTGTAAAGTTTATTGAAAACTTTTGTGTACATGGTGAGGGTGATTTTTACGGTGAAAAATTTTTGCTTGATGATTGGCAGAAAGCAATAATCTATGAATTGTATGAACTAAATAAAAATGGATCAAGAAAATATAGGGAAGCTCTTGTGGGCTTGCCCAAAGGAAACGGCAAGACTGCACTAAGCGCTTGCATTGGTTTGTATGAATTACTTGGATCTGGTGTAACATCACCACTTGTTGCAGTTGCGGCCGCTTCGTATGAACAAGCAAACCTTGTGTTTGGAACTATGAAAACAATGTGTAATGAAAGTCCATTATTATCTGAAATGGTAACAACTTATGAAAATGAAATACAAGTAAAAAACGCTTCTGGCCGTGCATTTAGAGTTGCGGCAAAAGCTGGTACTGCTGACGGTGGTAGAAACAGTTGTTTTATTGCAGATGAAATACATGAGTGGAATAACATAAACCTTGAACGTGTCCATTATGTATTATCTAACAACACTGCGAAACGTAGGGACGGTTTGGTTTTAAATATTACTACTGCTGGCCATGATCTTGATAGTATGGCCGGTAAGATGTATCAACGTGGATTATTGAAAGAAGCTGGTAAACAAGAAGATCCAGAGTTTTATTTTAAGTGGATTGGTGCAACAGATGATCAAGATCCAGAAGATGAACAACTTTGGGAAGAAGTAAACCCGGCAATAACAAATGATTGGTGGCCTATTGAAAACCTAAGACGTAGGCATAAATCATTACCACTTAATGAGTTTCAACGCTATCACCTTAATCAATGGACTAGAACAGAAGAAGAAAGCTGGATAAAAGCCGAAAATTGGTTATCTTGCCAAGATACACAACTTGAACTTGAACAAGGGGAAGAAACATTTGTTGGTATAGATATGGCGCTTCGTCACGATAGTGTTGCAATAGTTTATGGCCAAAAAGATGAAAATGAAGTTGTAAACATGAAAGCTAAGATATGGAAGCCAGAAGATCAAGTTTATATGGATTATCAAGAAATTGAAGCATTTGTTGTAGAGTTAATGAAATTATACAAAGTAACAGAAGTTGCATACGATCCAGCGTTTTTTGAAAGATCTGCACAAGTATTGTTAGATCGTGGTGTTCCAATGGTAAACTTCCCGCAAACTCATAGTCGTATGATCCCCGCTTGTGGGAACGCATACGATATGATTGTAAATAATAAAGTTAGACATGACGGTGATCCTACATTTACAGATCAAGTTATGTCTGCGGCACAAAAAATTACTGATATGGGTTGGCGATTGTCAAAGGGTAGATCAAAAAGAAAGATTGACGCATGTATTGCAATGGTGCTTATGTTAGATCGTATCACTGCGCCTACACCAGAAGATGATGATCCAGAAGTGTCTATAATAAACCTATGAATAATTATATAACAACAATCGCAGATCTACTAGGTGTAGCACTTATAATTTATGGTGTATATACAGTTAATGTTTCACTAGCTTATATAGTTGGTGGTGCATTTATAATATTAGGAAGTTATTTACAAGCTAGATGAGTTTATTCAAAAGAACAGAAAATAGGGACGCGGCACTTGGTAATCTAGTAGATTTATTAGCACTTCGTGAGGGTGGCCTAACTAACCAAACTGGTGAAAAAGTTAATGAAATGTCTGCATTGGGCATTTCAACTGTTTATTCTGCTATTTCACTGATCGCAGATAGTATTGCATTACTTCCAATAAAAACAGTCAGATACGATAATGAAAAAACTATTTTCACTGACAAGCCAAAGTTTTTAGAAAAACCAAATCAAAATCAAACAATCTTTCAATGTATTCACGAAATAATTACATCACTTGCAATGCACGGTAATGCCTTTGTTCTTGTAGATAAAGATAGACAAGGTAGAGCTATTGGCATGACACCAATACACCCAGAAAAAGTTAAATGCGAAATGCAAGGTAGTGAAAAAGTATTTATGCTTCAAGGCGCTAAGGGTGACTATTCAAGAAGAATTACAAGAAACAATATGTTGCACTTCACATGGTTTCAATATCCCGGCCAATTAGTTGGGGTAAGTCCATTACGTACCCAAAGCAATACGTATGGTTTAGCATTGGCAATGGAAAGACACATTGCCCAGTTCTATGGACAAGGTGGAACACCGTCAAGCGTTTTGGAAACAGATAGAGATTTGACTGCTGAACAAGCCAAGACATTGAAAGAAACTTGGTTAGGTAATCACAACAGAAATAGAAAACCAGCAGTATTGACTGGTGGCCTTAAATGGAAAGCTATAAGCGCTTCTGCTGGTACAGAACTAATAGAAGCACGTGAACAGATTGTAAATGAAATAGCTAGAGTATTTAGAATACCAGCACACATGTTGCTTGCTAAAGACGGATCAAACGTATATTCAAACATTGAAAGCAATGGTTTGCAATTTATTCGTCACACACTTTTGCCGTGGATTAGAAGAATAGAAGACGGACTTGGAACATTATTACCAAACAAACAATATGTAAAAATGGACACTTCTGAATTTGCACGTGCAGATCAGTTAAGTAGGGTAAGAAGTTTCCAAGTTGCAATATCTTCGGGTGTAATGACACCAAACGAAGCTAGGGCAAAAATGGACTTAGAGCCGTACGCGGGTGGTGATAAATTCTATCTTGGTTTGCAAGGTGCAATGGTTGATCCAACTATTGAGCCACTAGGGAAAGACGAACATAGTCCAACTGAAAATTTAACTGAAGTTGAAGAATAATGCCTTACAGTATAGAAGATAACAATCCAGATTGTAACGGATTTGCAGTTGTCAAAGATGATGATAAAAAAGTTATGGGTTGTCACGAAACAAAAGCAAAAGCACAAGATCAGATAACTGCACTTAATATTGCAGAACAAGAATATCAAAGGCAATCAATGCCAGAACAAGATCTTTATGAAACAGAAGAAGAAGCATTAGCAAAAGCAAAAGAAATAGGTTGTGTTGGTACACACACACATGACGTTAATGGCAAGATTATGTATATGCCTTGTGAAAAAATGGAAGATTATACAAAACTAACTGGTGGTGAACACACTGATGAAGATGATCCAACATTAAAATATAATGATCAAGATCCACAAACAGAACAACGTGCAGTAGATAGAAAACCACCTAAATTTATGCAAGATAATGCACAACGTGGTTTAGACAATTTAGACAAAGCTGGTGACGGACTTGTTGACGAAACAGTTAGACAAGCAAGGATTATGGCTAGGGGTGAAGAATTAAGCATAAACAAAATAGTCAAAATCCGTGCATGGCATGCACGTCACCTTAGTGATCTTGATCGTGAAAAAACAAATCCTAATGATCCAGCTTCATACAAACCGTCAGATGTAGCATTTCTATTGTGGGGATCTAACCCGTGGACTGATCCAATGCAAGCGCATGATTGGGCAGAAAGAAAGATTGCACAATTAATTAACGCTGGTGAGTATGAGCCAAGAAACGATCCAAGTACACCAGCACCAAAAAAAGATCAGATTAAAGGAAGTAAGACAAATCCAAAGGGATCTGCAACTGGTAAGAAAGGTGGGATCAAGTTTAGTGAAGCAACAGAAAAATCTATTAGGGGAAGAATAGAAGAACACAATGAAGATGTAAAAGGCATGGCCACATGGCGTAAGTTGAAAATGGGAACTGCAAAAGCAGTTGTCAGACGTGGATTTGGTGCGTATAGCACTTCACACCGTCCGGGTGTAAGTCGTCAAGCATGGGGATTAGCAAGACTTCGTGCATTTAGTTATTTACTAAAAAATGACAAACCACAAAATCCAGCGTACAAAAGTGACAATGATCTTTTACCAGAACAACACCCAAGATATTCAAAGAAAGAAGAAAAAAGTATGAACAATCAACATATAGAAGTATTAGATCCAGTTGTTGCTATATCAAACACTATGGAAACACAAAAAAGGTCAACTAATCTTAAAGAAATGGATAGACAAACTGAAAATAGAAGTTTTACATTTAGCGCAGTAGAAGAACGCAAAGATAACGATAATAATACTTTGTTGTTTACTGGTTATGCTTCTGTATTTGACAAAGCATACGGTGTGCGTGATAGCAAAGGCGTTTACGAAGAAACAATTAAACAAGGCGCATTTAAGAAAACATTACAAGAACAAGATGACGTTAGATTTTTGGTTAACCATGACGGTATACCACTAGCAAGGACATCTTCTGGAACTTTAGAACTAGAAGAAGATGATTATGGATTATTCGTAAGAGCAGAATTAGATCCGTCAAATCCTACGGTTGCAGAAGTTGCTAGTGCAATGAAACGTGGTGATCTAAATGAAATGTCATTTGCATTTCAAGCAATCAAAGATGAGTTTGACGCAAGTGGCCAAAATAGATCAGTAAACGAAGCAAGATTATTTGATGTTTCTGTTGTGACTTATCCAGCTAACCCGTGGGCGGGTGCAAAGTTACGTGGATTAGATATAGAAGATCTACATAAAGAACTTGTTGAAGCTAGAAGTGGGGATAAGGCAACAGAAATATTAGAAAGTTTTATTAACAAAGTTGAAAGTATTACGGACAATGATGTTGATGAAAAACGAAGCAATCCCAAAGTTGAGTTGTTAAAAATGAAACTTGAAAGGGACGGTATTCGTAAGAAGTCGTAGAGCCGTAAAAACGAAGTCGTATCACACACTTAATATTTACACTAGACGCATAAGTAAAAGAAAACACACAAAAGGAAATCATAGTGAAAAACATAATTGAAGCTAGAGATAGTAAAGTTGCTGAACTTGATCAATTAGTTGAAGAACTTGACACAATGGACGCTGGTGAAGAATTTGACGCAAAATTTGCGCGATCACAAGAACTACATGGTGAAATCAAGGAACTTAACGGAAAAATTGATGAAGCAAGGGAACTAAACGAAACTCTTGAAGCAGTTAAAGAAAGCAGAAATGCTTTAGGTGTGGAAGATGAAGATCTTAGCGAAAAAGAAGCTATTGTTGAAGTCAATGAGCCAGATATGTACAGAAAGGGTGGCGAACACTCATTTTTGGCAGACGCTTATGCCGCTAGACAAGGTGACTATAAAGCACAAGAAAGAGTTAACTCACACCAAGAATATGAAGCTAGAGATATTGGAACAGGCGCATTTGCTGGGCTAGTTGTTCCACAATACCTTGTTGACGAATACGCACCAATTGCACGTGCTGGATCTGCACTTTATAACGCAGTTCCTAAAAAGCCATTACCGGCTTACGGCATGAAAGTGGAAGTGTCCAGAATTACTACTGGATCTGCCGCCGCAGTTCAAGCGTCACAAAACAGTGCAGTTCAAGAAACAAACATGGACGATACTTTATTGACAGTTAATGTTGATACAGTAGCTGGCCAACAAGATGTTTCAAGACAAGCATTAGAGCGTGGTGGTCAACCGGGCTTTAGTTTAGAAAACATCATTTTCGGTGACTTAGTTGCCGCATATTATGGTGAATTAGATAGATTGTTATTTGAGGGATCTGGATCTTCTGGACAACCTTTAGGTATCAGAAACGTATCTGGAATAAACACAGTAACTTATACAGACGCAAGTCCAACAGTTGCTGAGGCATTTCCTAAGTTAGCAGACGCAGTACAAAAAGTTAATGCAAATAGATTTGCACCAGCTACTGCAATACTAATGCACCCAAGACGTTGGGGTTTCTTCACTGCTGGACTTGACAGTTCTAACAGACCGTTAATTGTTCCACAAGGAAACAACCCAGACAATCCAATGGGCATTGGTGAAGCCGCTTCCTATGGAAACGTTGTTGGAAACCTACTTGGTATTCCAGTAATTACAGACGCCAACATTACAACTTCTGACGGTGGTGGAAATGACCAAGATCAGATCTATGTAATCAAAGTTGACGATCATATCTTATTTGAAGATAATTTAATGCAGTTGAAGTTTGAAGAAACAAATGCTGGATCATTAACAACAAAAATGGTTGTTTATGGTTACAACGCATTTGCTTCTGGAAGATACCCAGCTGGCATGACAAAAATACAAGGAACTGGTTTAATTACACCTAGTTTCTAAATAATTTGGTTTAGGTGTGTCTGGCAACAGACACGCCAAACCATAAAGGAAAAATATGGCAAAACAAGACAAAGAATTAATAGAAGCGCTGAAACAAGAGTTGAAGCACTACGAAATATACAAGAAAGCAGATCGTGCTAAACAAGTTAAAGAAGCAATTAAAAAAGCTGGTGGATCAGTTGAAACAAAAACTGCAAAACCTAAAGCTGAAAAAAAAGTAGAAAAAAAGAAGTAGATCATGCCTAAACATTACGGTGGTAAAAAAATGAAAGGTGGCAAAAGTAAAGGCCGAAAAAAAAGGAAGTAACTTTTTATGGCAATTACTAATGGCTACTGTACACAAAACCAGTTAAAGCAATTTAACGGTATTCCTACTTCAGATACTGCTGATGATGATCTTCTTGATGACGCAATAAATGCGGCCAGTAGGCAAATTGATACTTTTTGTGGACGTATCTTTTTTCAACAAAACGCTACTGCACGTAAATTTTTCACAAACGATCTATATAGATTACATGTAGATGATATTTCAACAACTACTGGATTAGTAGTTAAATATGATGATGATGATGACGGTGTTTATGAAACAACAGTATCTGCTTCAGAATTTCAATTATTACCAATAAATCAAGTAGTTGGTGGAATATTAATATCACCGTTTTACATTGTTGAATTAATATCTGACGGAAACCATGAGTGGCCACTAGATTATTCAAGCAATAGGCCACGTGCAGAAATTACTGCAAAATGGGGTTATTCAGAAGTTCCAGAGCCAATAAGACAAGCCACACTTATGCTAGCCAGTGAGTTGTTTGCAATGCGTAATGCACCACTAGGGGTTGCTGGTGTAGGTGACTTTGGTGTTGTTAACATACAACAAAATAGGGAAATCACAAGATTAATTGCACCATTTCGTAAAGGCACTGTTTTTGGGTTAGCGTAATGGCAACAATGGCGCAGATCCGTGACGGTTTAAAAACTACTATTTCAAACATATCTGGACTACGTGTTTATGATACAGTCCCAGATCAAGCAATAAACTTTCCAGTTTGTTTGTTTATACCAACATCTATTGAGTTTGATCTAGCAATGCAACGTGGCACTGATCGTTATGAATTTGAATTGACTGTTGCAGTACAAAGATCAGATAGCAGAACTGCACAAGATAAACTAGACGCATTTGTTACTGGATCTGGATCATCAAGCATAAGACAAATAATTTATAATAATAAAACATTAGGCCTAGCAGACACAGACGCTAGAGTTACAGAAATGAATAGTTATGCCGCTGATGTCAGTTTAAATGGAATTGACGCAGTAGGTGCTAATCTTACTATTGAAGTATTTACGAAAGGAAGTAGTTAATGGACTGTTGTGGAAACGGTTGTTGTGGGGGTAAGTAATGCCAAAATATAAGATCATAGGTAACAAAAAAGTAATGGGCAAAGAAAAAGGCAAAACAATTACTATTACTGATGAGCAAGTTGCTAAATCATTAATTAAAGGTGGGCATATTGAAGCTACTACAATTAAAAAAAGACGTGCTAGAAAAAAAGACGGTACGTTTATAAAAGATGACAAAAGCACACCAGATATTAACGAAGCATGGGAAGAAGTAGAAGATAATGGCTAAATTTGTATTTAATGACGGTAAAGTTTTCAGTGGTGGATATGATCTATCAGATCACGTTACTAATGTAAACCTTGAACTTACTGCTGAAGAATTAGACGCAACAACACTGCAATCTGGTGGATTTACAGAAAAACTTGCCGGGCTTAAAAATTCAGAATTGACATTGGACGGTTTTTATGAAGCTGGCGCAAATAAGCCAGACGCACTTCTTGGTACTTCAGTAGGTAATGAATTGATTGTAACAACCGTGCCAGACGCGGGTGTTGGCAATATTGCTTACTTTACTAAGTCAAGGGAATTTAGTTATGAAATCTTTGGCGAAGTAGGTGAGATCGCACCATTTAGCGTAACAAAGTCACAATCGTCAGAAATCATGGTGCGTGGCACAATAGCGCTTGACGGTGCAATAACTGCTTCTGGTAACTCTACTGGCGCTAATTTAGGTGCAGTAGGCGCAACAGAAAAATGTTATGTAGCGATCCATTGTACAAGTGTTAGTGGTACTTCTACACCAACAATAACTTTTAAATTACAATCAGATGATAATTCAAGTTTTACAAGTCCAACTGATAGGATCACATTTACTGGGATAACTGCAATAGGTGCAGACTTTCAAAGTGTTGCTGGTGCGATCACTGATACACATTGGCGTTTAAATTACACTGTATCTGGCACAAACCCAAGTTTTAATATTCATGCAACAGTTGGCATAGAATAACACACATAACAAATCTAAATATATAATATTTACAATTAAATCAAGAAAGGATTTATTAAATGGCAAAATTTGTATTAACAGACGCAAGTTTGGTTATCAATAGCGTTGATCTATCAGATCACGTAGCTAGTGTGACACTTGAACTTAATTCTGAAGAAATAGATACTACGGCTATGGGATCAACCTTTATGAGCAAAACGGGTGGTTTGAAGTCTGGAAATTTGAGCATAGATTTTCAAGCTGACTTTGCAAGTTCTGAAGTTGACGCAACAATGTTCCCGCTTTTTGGATCAACAACAACATTTGTTTTAAAACCAACAAGTGGAGCAGTAAGCGCAACAAACCCAAGTTATAGTGGATCTATCCTTGTTAACCAACATATCCCAGTTGCTAACGCAGTGGGTGAATTAGCAACAATGTCCGTTACGTTTCCAACAAGCGGTACAATAACAAGAGCTACTTCCTAGTGGGTAACATAACCGTCACAATGTCTGACGGCACAACTTACGAATTAAAGATAAAACCAGCTGACATAGTCAAGTTTGAAAGAAAATTTGATGTGCCAATATCTGAACTTACTGAAACGCAAAAGTATGAGTGGATATTGTATTTAGCTTGGTTATCTGCAAAACGCAATGGCGTTACAGATGACTATGACGCTTGGATTGAAAAAGTTGAAGAAATAGACGTTAAAGGTGGAACTGATAACCCAAAAGGGTAAACAAGTTCATTGACGTAGTTGCTTTAATTAGCTTGGAAAGTGGGATAAGTCCCAATGAGATAATGAACTTGGACATGGATATGTTTGAAGCACTTTTTGCAATGATTAAAAAAAGAAATAGCAATGGTAGCGAAACTTAATCATTTAGCAATTGACAATACTGAAGTAAAAGCAATTGTTAAAGAACTAACACGTTATGGCAAAAAAGACGTGTTAAACGCGCTACGTAAATTCAATAGGGAAATAGCAAAAGAAGTATCTGACAAAGCTAGATCACTAGGTGCAAAACAACCAGTGCCAAAAGCAGTTAGATCTACAAAAAACATAAAACCACAAGCAACAAGAACACAAGCCAAAATAAAAATAGGTAAGCCAAGTAACAGACAACCGTCTGCACTATCAATGGAATTTGGTCGTGATAGTTTGCTTGTACCCGTACGCGGATCATCTAAAATGCGTAAGATAGATCGTAACGCAGTTGGTAAATTACGTTATTCCAGACGTGGTGCAACATTTCCATATAGACGTTGGATTGGAAACCAATATGCGTCTGGTACTTCAAGTTTTGGTAAATTTGGTAAGGGTGGTTATGTTGTACAAAGAACTGTTGCAAATGAACAAGATAGAATTATGTCAACGTATAATGATCGCCTTTATGAAGCATTGGCAAGATCAATAGGAAAGAAAATATAAATGGTAAAAATTAATCGTGAAGCAGTCATTAGCATTATTGGTAATGTTGACGGATTAGTTAAAGGCATTACACGTGGACAACGTGCATTACAAGGTTTTGGCAAAGTTGCTGGTGGTATAGCCAAAGTAGGTGCAACTGCTATTGCTGGGCTTGGTGTTGCCGCTGGTACAGTTGGCAAAGAAATGGTCAACCTTGCTTCTAGTGCAAAGGAAGCTGGATCTGCATTTGACGTTGTTTTTGGAACTGGTGAAAGTGGTCAACAACTAAACGCTTTTGTTGAAGAATTTGCAAACAAAGCTGGTATGGCCAATTTTGAATTGCAAGATCTTCTTAAAACAACTGGTCAAGTTGTACAATCTGTTGGATTTACTGCTGAAGAAAGTGCCAAACTTGGTGAAGAACTAGCAATTGTTGCTGGTGACGTAGCGGCATTTAATAACGTTCAAGGTGGTGCAACACCAGTTATGCAAGCATTTACCAAAGCATTATTAGGTGAACGTGAAAGTCTAAAAACTTACGGTATAACAATTATGGAAGCAGATGTGCAAACACAAGCATTTGCAATGACTGGTAAAGAAAACGCAAAACAACTTACCCAGCAAGAAAAAGCAATGGCCACTTTAGAATTAATTAAAAAACGGTCATTAGTCACACAAGGTTATTTAAATGCAGAACAAGAAAGTTTTGCGGCCAAATCAAATGAAGCACGTGCAAAGCTAACTGAACTTAAAGCAACAATGGGTGAAGAATTACTGCCTATTGCAGAAGCATTGTTACCAGTTATTGTTGATCTGGTACAAGAGATCGGCCCGCAATTAGTTGGTGCAATTCAAGCAGTAGCACCATTTGTATCTGCTATTGGTCAATTGATATCACAACTTGCGCCACCAATATTAACAATCGTATCACTATTGCTGACAATGCTAGCGCCAGCATTTAGAAAGTTTACAGAAATAGTTGAAAAACATATAACACCGTTTTTAGTTAACTTACCTAAAAACTTTGAAAAAATGATAAATGCAATAATTAATGGATTTAATAGATTTGCAGATAAATTAAACAGTTTTGCAGAAAAAGCGCAAAACATTTTGGGCAAAATAGGAATTAAATTAGATATACCAAAACTAAGAAAGTTTGAAAATATTAGTTTAGGTTTTGCCGAAAAAGAAGTTAAAAGATTAACACCAGATGAAATAGACGCACAAAGGGAAGCTGACGCATTACTTGCAAGAGTACCGTCAAGCAACTTTGCTGGTGCTGGTAGGCGATCAGATTTGAACGTAACTATGAATATAAACGGTGGTGGCAATCCAGACGAAGTTGCTAGAAAAACTGCTGAAGAATTGAAGAAGTTTACTGATAAAAATGGAACACTAGGGCGTGTTGGTATCGGTGGTGGTGGATCTGGGGTTGTCATAGTCTAATGGCACAACCAACAGTACGTGTACGTGTAGGGTTTACTGCTAATGAATTTACCTTAGATGACGCAATACGTGGCCTTTTAGGAACAGGCGAACTTGGTGGCGCAGTATCATTATCAGATGTAACAAGTGATGTTCAAAGTATTACTATTAATCGTGGTAGATCTAAAGACTTAGAAAGTTTTTTTACAGGATCTTGTACAGTGCGTTTGCTTAACAACACAAGAAAGTATGAAAATACAAATACATCAAGTCCATTTTCACCGGGTATTGAGCCACTTATAGCTATACACATTGACGCAACAACTGACGGTGGCAGTAGTTATGAAGATTTATTTGTTGGATTTGTTACTGACATAAATCTTACTTATCCAGACAAATCAAATTCATTTGCAGATTTTGTAGCGTCTGACGCATTTATGAAAATTGCAAATACAGAAATTGTAAATCAATCATTTTCTTCTACAACAAGTGGCGCAATGATTGAAGCAGTTTTAGATAATACTGACGTTAAATTTAGCGCTGGTGACAGAGATATTGAAACTGGATTATCTACAATGCAAGCGTTTTCAGATTTAAGTGGAAATACATTATCTATTTTGCAACAAATAGAACAATCTGAAAATGGGTTATTATTTATTTCTAAAAGTGGTAATTTAACTTTTAAGTCAAGGCATACAACGTTTCCGTCTAGTTCTGTTGCTACATTTAGTGATGACGGTAGTGATGTACCATATATATCAGTTGATTATGTAAATGATGATAATGAAATTTACAATGTTATAAATTTAACTAGAAATGGTGGAACTACACAAACTGCTGAAGATTTAGCAAGTCAAGGTAAATATCTTGTAAGAACATTATCTAGGGATAGTTTATTTAACAATACAGATACAGAAGTTCTAGACGCTTCAAATTTTTTACTTAGTAAATTTAAGGACGCACTAATTAGGTTTGATAATTTAATTGTTGATGTAAAAGAAGCAACAACATCTAATCAGAATACGATTTTGGCTAGGGAAGTTGGTGACATAGTACAAGTAGAACTAACCCCAACTGGAAGTGGATCACCAGCACAAATACAAACATTAGAAATTATTGATAGCATTAGTTATTCAATAACACCAGATATATTTACTTGCACGTATATGTTGTCAAATGCTGATGTACAAGCATTTTTTAGGTTAAATAATACTTTATTTGGGGTATTAGATACAGACAAGTTAGGTTATTAATGACACACAATATAGAACAGAAACAAGAAAGGATAAACTGAAAACATGGCATTATCTGGATATAAAGAATTTGCAACTGGTGAAGTTTTAACTGCTTCTGACGTTAATGCGTATTTAATGCAAGCGATCATGGTTTTTGCTGATAGTAGCGCAAGGGATAGTGGTATTGCAAGCGCCAAACGTGAAGAAGGGCAATTTGTATTTCTAAAAGATACCAATACGCTACAATTTTATGACGGATCTGCTTTCGTAAATTTTATTGGGGACGGTGATATTACTGGTGTCACTGCTGGAACTGCATTATCTGGTGGTGGTACTTCTGGCGCAGTCACACTAAATGTTGACATAAACAGTGCTTCTTCTGGAACAGTTGCCAGTGCTGATGAAATATTAATTGCTGATGTTTCTGATAGTAATAATATTAAAAAGGTAACTGCACAAACTGTTGCTGATTTAGCTTCTGTAACTGCATTAACTACAAATGTAACTGTTAAAGTAGCTGATGACGGTAGTGGTAGCCAAAACGTATTTTATTTTTTAAGTGGATCTGACACTGGTGCTGGCACTAAATCTTCTGCATTTGATATTTATTTTGGTATGAAAATTAAGTTTGATTTATCAGATAGTTCACTTGCTACACACAATTTTAAATTTTCTACAACACAAGACGGTACGCACAATTCTGGATCAGAATTTACTACAAACGTAACTACGTCTGGTACACCCGGTAGCGCTAACGCATTTGTGCAATTAGAAGTGACACCAGAAACAATGGGTACTGCAACTGCAACTGGATCTACGATTGAAACTTTATATTATTATTGTTCAAATCATGCTGGTATGGGTGGTAATGGTAGATTAAGTTTGTACCCAGCGGCCGCTTCTGCTGGGGTAAGTTTGGGATTAGTATTAGCATTAAGCTAGAAAGGAAAAAATAGACTATGCCGGATACGCTTCATAGTGTTCAAGGAGTTCTAGGAACTTCTGCTGGTGATATTGTTGACGCAGTACCGTCATCAACAACTGAAACTGTTATTGGTATATTATTATCAAACGTAAGTTCCAGTAGTGCTGATGTTACAGTTGATCTAAGTGTTACAAAATCTGGTGGATCATTAAGACACATTTTAAATGATGTATCTTTACCATTTGGAACAACAATAGAAATAACAACTAAGATCACCTTAGAAACTGGGGACAAGTTACAGGGGTTATGTTCAGCGGCTTCAAGTGCTGAATATAACGTATCATTTTTGCGTCAAACCTAAGGGGGTAATTTATGGCCTACATAGGTGCGCAACCACAAAATGTAAAACAGAATATTGGCTTATACACACCAAGTGACATATTAAGATTGACAAAAGACGGTCATTGGGGTGGTAGCTTAGATTTAATACAATCACAATCTGTAAGTGGTGCGGCTACATGTAATTTTACAAATATTCAAGGTGCAAAATATGATGTACATCTTTTGCAATTAGATGATATAGATACTGCAAGCACTTTTTATACAGAACTAAGATTGTCTAATGACGGTGGAAGTAGTTTTGAAACATCTAGTTATCATAGATCAATACAATATGGTGGAACAAATAGTGGTTTTGGTGTAAATAATAGCACAAGTGCAGATAGATTTACCATATTGGGACACTCTAGGGGCATAAGCCATTATGTTTATTTGTATTCTTTAAATAATTCATCACAATATAGTTATATTACACATCAAAGCGCCCCAGCAAACATTTATATGTATTTTGGTAGTGGTGCTTATGCAGTTGCTGAAAAAATAGACGCAATTCAACTTTTGAACAGTGCTGGATCTAATTTTTCAAGGGGTACTGCAACTTTGTTTGGGATTAAAGATATATGAGCAATTTAAGATTAATAAATTCAACTGAAATAACTTCTGCCGTTAATTCAGTTAACATTACAGATGTATTTACAGATGATTTTGATATTTACAAAGTAGTCGGTGTTGATATAGCCATGACTAATGGTGGGGGCGATTATTTATATGGTAGATTAATAAACAGTAGTGGTAATGAAATAACTTCTGATTATGATTATGTTTCTGGCTACATCAATAGTGGTGGTAGTACAATGACAAAAGAATTTGGATCAAATAAAACAGAGTGGGAAAGTTTGAATTATATTGGTGCTGGTACAAATGATATTGGAAGCATTACAATGTATATATTTAATCCAACAGATCCCCAATCATACACATTTTATATACTGCAAGGAAGTTCCTTTAGAACACCTAGCACAATTAATTATATGTGGAAAGGAATTGGCGTTTTAAAAAATTTAGGAACTATCAAAGGCATACAATTTTCTGCTAAAACTGGAAATATGGACAGTGCTAAATTTCGTATATACGGCATAAGGGTTGATGAATAAATGGCATTAGTACAAGTACAAACAACAACAGTAACATCTGCAACTGGTTATGTAGATTTAATTGGTACAACCACTGATGATGTTTACATGATTGCATTTAATAATGTTCAACCAACAATTGACAATACACAACTTATTTGCAGAGTGTTAGTTTCATCAAGCCCAGATACTTCTGCTAATTATGATCGTGCGGCAATACAATTTCTTGCTGGTGGTAGTGGTGCTAATAATCAATATAATACAAATGAAACTTTTACATATATATCTGGTGCGCAATCTGGCACAAATACAAGTGAAACAAATCAAGGTATTTTATATTTATATAATTTTAATAATTCAAGTGAATTTACATATGCAGTAATTGATCCAGTAAATAGAAATGCAAGTGGTACTTTGTATGGCATGCAGGGCGGTTGGGTGCATACCGTAGCCCAAAGTTGCAACGGTCTTAGGATTTATTATTCAAGTGGTAATATAGCAAAAGGAACGTTTACGCTTTTTAAGCAGGTTTGATATGAGTAGTGAATTTGGATATATACCAGAAAGCCCAGAACAAAGTTTTCAAAATAACAAAGGGATCTTTACACCTACTGATATTTATGATTTAACAAGAGCAGATAAATATACTAACTATGGACAATTAGAATTAATTGAAACTAAAACTGCAAGTAGTGATAGTGCAATTGATTTTACTTCTATTGATGAAACAAAATACAATGTTCATTTTATGACATTAACTATTACAGATTTATCTTCTGCTGATTATTTAGGAATTAGGTTTTTTGAAAATGGTACTATAAATACTTCTACTGTTTATCAAGAAAGTTTCCAAAATTGTCAAGCTAATGGTACATTTAATACAGTAGCAGCTACTAGAAATCAAATTATAACTACTCAAAGCAATGCAATAAATTCTTCTACTTGTTTATATATTATTTTTTACAATTTAGGGGATAATACAAAATATAAACATATAGAGGGTAACAGTTTGGGATTTCACACTACAGGAAGTCATTTTAATTCATATTATGGAATAGGAGTTTTTCCACAAACTACACAAGTAGATGGTATAAGAATATTTGGTAATCTTGGTAATATGACAGGCACACTATCTTTATATGGAATTAGGTACTCATAATGGCAACTTCTTTACAATTTATAAAATCTGCAAGTGCTAGTGGTGGTGTAAGTACATTAGATATTTCAAACTGTTTTTCAGCACAATATGATGTATATGAATTGCTTATAACAAAAGTAGATACTGCTTCAAATTTTTATCCAAGTTTTAGATTATTAAAAGAAAGTGACGGAAGTGCAGATACAACTTCAAATTATGATAGTGCAGGTTTATTATTTGGACTTTCTGGCACATCAGAAATTAGATATGTTAACCAAACATCAATGATAAACAGTTTTGGTTTAGCTAGTACAAATGACGCCAATAATTTTGGTAGACTTACTATTTATCAACCATTTTCGGGATCTAGTTACACTTTTTTACAGGGACAAGCTGCACATTTTTATTCTGCACTAGAGGGTGGTAAAACAATTGGAGTTCATAAAGTTGAACAATCAAATTCTGGCATACAACTTATGTTTTCTAATATGACATTAGTTCAAGCAAGTATATATGGGGTTGAATAGTGGCAGGTAGCTTAATAAAAATAGATGAAGAAATAGTTACATCAGGAGTAGCAAGTGTAACTCTTGGTGGCAGTAATTGGGATAATTCTTATGATGTATATATGGTGCAAGTAATAAATGTTGCTACTGATACTGATGCACAGGGTTTAAGATTTAGATTTACTGTTAGTGGAAGTCCAGACACATCAAGCAATTATGATAGAGCTTTTAAAAACCTAAGAGCAGATAGTGCTTTTAGTGATATTAATTATACAAACCAAGCTGAACTTGATTTAGGAAATATTGGAACAGGCACACAAGAAGTTGCCAATGCTAAACAATATTTATTTAATTTTAATAATGCAAGTGAATATTCTTTTTGTACTGTTGAAGCAAGTAATAGAAATAATAATAGTAATTTAAGGGGGTTTCAAGGTGGTGGAACTTTGAAAGAAACTCAATTAACAGACGGTGTTCATTATTTTATGGCAAGTGGCAACATATCTAGTGGTATATTTAAGTTATATGGTTATAAGAAGTAAGTATAAGAAATAATGTCACACAATAAGAAAAAAAACAGAAGAAAGATAAGATAAACACATGGCAATTAAAACAATTGAAGAATTTAGAACTGAAGCTACAACAGAAATAAATGCAAAGAAAACTGAAAATGGTGGTGACGGTATGTTTGCGCAAGTAAATAACGAAAGACGTGAATTTACAGACGCAGAATACGATCAAGCAATAGAAGATCTTGCACAATCTAAATTAGATGAACAAGATAATGGTTATAAAAGAGCTAGACAAGGCGAATATCCAGCTTTACCAGAACAGTTTGACTTACTGTATAAAGACATGTTAGCTGATAAAGGTGATAAAAATGGTGAGTGGTTTAAGGCAATCAAAAAGGTAAAAGACGATAATCCTAAACCAAGCTAATGTCTACAAATGGCTTTACGCAAAAAGAATTACTAAATTTAATTCTTGAAAATCAACAAATCATTGATCGCAAAATTTCAGAAGTCCACGAAAGATTAAATCAACGTCCAACACGTATGGAAATTTTTGGGTGGTTGACAATAACAATAGCAAGTTTTGGTGCAATATTTAACAGTATAATGTCTTAGTGCTGACAAGATATTTACACAAATTCAATACAATATGCAGATTATTTTTAGTTGGTTTGTTATTTTATCCAATGCCAATTTATGCTGATCATGTCCCAACACAACCACCTTATGATCAATCAATAGCACTAGATAATTCAACTGGTGATCTTACAATTGGTATATATTCTTCTGACGGTTTTGAAGATAGTCCACCAGAAAAATATACAATATTTTTTACGATCAGTGATAGCACGATTGATACAACTACATCATTTTGTGTATCTACTTCATTTGGACATGGGACAAACTTAACTTGGCAATATCACGTTTTTTCTTTAGAAGATTTACAATATTACTTTGAAGATCCATACGGTACATTTAGAACAAAGATCAGATCAGATAATGATACAGACAACAGTTTTAGTACACTTACGGCAGAACAAACAATAACAATACCTAATCAATTACCATTTACTAATCTTGGTGAGTGGACTGCACCAACTGACACTTGCAATGATACATCTACTACAACAACTACAACATCTACAACCACCACAACATCTACTACAACTACTTTGCCACCAGATACAACAACTACAAGTTCTAGCACAACTACAAGTTCTACAACTACAAGTTCTACAACTACAAGTTCTACAACTACAACTACAACTACAACTACAACACTTCCACCACCACCACCCCCACCACCAACAACTACAACAACACTTGCGCCAGTGATTGTAACAATAGGTGGTGAAGAAGTTGAGTACACCCAAGAAGAATTAAATGACGGAACAATTGAACGTGATCAAGAAAGATCAGATAATGAAGAAATATATGGTTGCTACATGACTAATGCACAAATAGAACGTGGTGACTGTTTTGACATAGAAGAAGAAACAGAAGAAGAAGTTATTATAATATTAGAAGATGACAAAAAAACAGACGATACCGAAAAAGAATTTTTTGATGATGATGATGTGGTATTTGATGTGGAAGATGAAGATGACATTAAAAATCTTGATGAAAAAGTAATTGATCTTGAAACACTAGAAGAAGAAATAATTATTGAGATAGAAGAAGATCTTGACTTAACAGAAGAAGAAAAACAAGAACTTATAGAAGTAATAAAAGATATACAAGAAACAGATTTTGAAGAATTTGTTATTGAAGAAGATGAAATAGTTTTTGACGAAATAATTATTATTATTGAAGAAGATGAAGAAGAAATATTTGAAGATGATAAACCTATTGATGAAATCAAAGATGATCAACAAGATCTGGAAGAAGATACACAAGAAGTCGTGGCAACGATACCAATATTGGTTGAAGATGTAGAAGAAGAATTTACAGAAGAAGAAATAATAGTTTTTGTTGAAGAAGCTGAAGAAGCTATTGAAGAAATAATTAGTATTGAAGAAGTTGTAGAAATATTAGATCAAGAAGAATTAGAAGAATTATCAGAAGAAGAATTAATTGAGTACGAAGAAGAAGTAGAAGAAAAAATTATTGAAGCAGTAAAAGAACTGCCAGTTGAAGAAAAAGTAGCAGTTGTAGAAGAAGTTGCAAAAGTATCTGTACAAAACCTTGCAGTTGCAGATAAACAAACACAAACAGTTGTGCAAGCAGTTGTTACAGAAGTTGTACAACCAGAAGTTATAGAAACATTAGACGAAACACAAAAAGAAGCAGTTGCAGAAGTTCTTGGTGTAGAAGAAACAAATGACGTAGAGATTATTGCAGAACAAGCAAAGAAAGATGACAATATAAATATTGCAGTCCAAGAATACGTAGAACGTGCAACAGAAAACGCAGACGTTGAAAATTATTCCGTCAGTAATTCAATCGTGGAAGTACAAGTAGAACAGTTCTTTGAAGATCCGATAGGACAACTAACTGATATTGATCTTTCCGATATAGTATTATCAGATATTGGTAGTGATATGACGCAATCAAGCAAAGACAATGCCAAGAAAACGGTAGTGCCAGTGATCATTGTAAGTCAGATCATAGCAACACCATTTACAAGAAGATTTTAATGAAAAAAGTTATAAACGCAATAAAAGCAATACTTAAAGAAGCAAGTGCGCAGATCTTCACCGCGCTTGGATTTTTTCTTAGTTGGTTTCTTTTGACCGGAACGGCCAAAGACATTGTAGGTATTATGATCCTTATAAGTTTTGCTTTATGGTTTGCAACAATAAATTTACGAAAATAGTAAAAAAGTCACTGATCGGTATTAGACTGATCATAACAACAAGGGCTTTATGGTAGAAACATTTGATGAATTTATTGATAAAAAGCGTAGTAAATCACCAAATCGTGCCTATGAACACAAATATCCAGAAAATCTTGATCTAATTAAACAATTATTGCAACAATGCCATGAAAAACGCACATCAACAATGTGGTCACTATATTCATACAGATCCATAGCTGAATACATGTATTATGGCCTTGAAATGACTGAAATTAGCTTAGAGGGCTTACGAAAAGCCATATCACGAATTGCAAAGGATAATAACCTTGAACTTTGAAGAATTTATAAAAACAAAGCAAGATCAGAAGCCACATCAATCTGAACACCCCAAAGGTTTTAAGCCGGGCGTGGAATTTGACGGTAAAAAAGGCAAGATTACAACAAAAGGCCTTGCTGATCGTGCTGATCTTGACTGGGACGGTTGGATTGATTACTGGCTTGGTAAAGGTGCAAGTAAAACGTTTTATGTTAAAAAAGATGAGCCAGTTAACTTTAGAGTGTGGGACGGTTACGGTAAAGACGGTGTGCAAAAGTTTTATTATTTTAAAACAAACCTTTATTCAAGGGAAACAACAGTCACAGATGAAGATATAAATAAAATTATCCAAGAAATAAAACGTATAAAACCTAAGCCAAAAAAGAAAGTAAAACATCAAACTCTTATGGTCATAGGCCTTGCAGACTGGCAAATCGGTAAACCTAACACGAAAAAAGCAGTTGAAGCATATTTTAAATCTATTTATGCAGTGTTAGATGATCTTAAAAACTTGCGTAAAAAATACACAATAGAAAAATTAGTGTTATGTGGTATGGGCGATTTGCTTGAAAATTGTTCAAACAATTTTTCACCCACTGGCTTATTTGAACAAGAATACGATAATCGTACCCAAATGAAAATTGCAAGACGTATGTTAGTCAAAACAATAAAAATACTTACACCACATTTTACTGACATAACCGTTATGTGTTGCATGGGAAATCATGGGCAAAAACGTCAAGGCAAAGGAAATTTTGAAACTACGTATGGTGATAATTTAGACGCAGAACTGTTTGATAATGTTAGTGAGATATTTCAAGACGCACCAGCTTATAAGCACATAAAATGGATTATACCAGAAAATGATTTGACTTTATCAGTACAAGTCTTGCCAGATACAGTTTTAACAATACATCATGGACATAGTGCAAAAAGTGGCCAGAACGCACAAGCAAAAGTAGTAAATTGGTTTAGAAAAATGGCAAGTAACAAATCACAAGGAAAGGTTTATGACACTTCAGTTTTAATGGTTGGCCATTTTCATCATCATTTTTCTGTTGAATTAGATGAAAGATTAATTATAGGTTGTTCTGCGCAAGATCATAGTGGCCAACAATACTTTGTTGAAACTGGTGGTGGATCTGCAATACCGGGTACAACTGCATTTTTAATGCACAACAAAGAGGGACGCAAGTGGTCTGATATTAATATATATTAAGGAAAGGTTTTATGAATATAATAACAAGACAAGACTGGGGTGCTAAAGAGCCAAAAAGCAGATTTAGCAAACTAGCAGAAGTAAAAGGATTAGTGGTACATTGGTCTGCTTATCCAACTGCGTTAGACGTTGAAGAAGAAAAAGCACAAGTTAGACAGATCCAAGCATTACATCAAAATGATCGTGGTTGGAACGATATTGCATATAATTATTGCGTAGGTGATAGTGGTAATCTTTATGAAGCACGTGGTGAAAACAACAGAAGCGCAGCGCAAGGTGGTAACACACGTGAAGAAGTTAATTACAACAACAGACATTTCTATGCAGTTTGTTGGCTAGGTGGATCAAATCCAGACGATCAACCAAGTGAAAAAGCAGTTATGGCAGTAAAAGAACTTTGGAAAGAAGTTGGTGGTGATTTAAGGCCACATAGCAGTTTTAAATCAACAAATTGTCCGGGTGACGCATGGCGCAAGTGGATTGACGGTAGATTGACATTTGTACCAGAAGAAGTCAAAGCAAAAGAAACAGTGGCTAAAGTAAGTAGATTTTCAATAATGAAACAAGGGGATCGTGGACAAAACGTTGAAGAATTACAAATTATGTTAAACATGATCAACAAAACACAACTTGTTGTTGACGGTGACTTTGGTGGTAAAACCAAAGCTGGTGTTATAAATTTTCAAAAGAAGTACAAATTAGCAGTGGACGGTATTGTTGGCCAAATGACTTACGCTAAGTTAGTGGAAGTTAATAGGGCTAAAATAAATACAACGAAAGGAAAGTACAGAATTGAGTAAAGTAATGAAAAAAGATTGGAAAGCGTATTGGAAGTTTATGTTTACGAAAGCATTTCGTACAGGCTTGCAGAGCGGGATCGGAATATTCCTTTCCTCGTCGGCAGGGATTTTGGACGCGGATCTCATGCAAGTTATTTTAAGCAGTATGGCTGTATCGTTTTTGACAGTAATTCAGCATGCGCTAGAGCAGTACAAACCAAAAGAAACTTTTTAACGCTACGCTTAACGCAACACAAAAGAAATGGGACGGTGTAAAAACCGTCCCATTTTAGTATCAATGAATAAGGGTATTTATTCTGATTTAACATAGTATCATATTATTTTTTATAAATACCACACAATCAGAAAATATATAGTATATTTTTATTAATACAAAGAAAGGGTATTTATGACAAAATATGATAATCCAGAAGTCTTTATTGTTGTACTTGGATTAGTTGGAATATTGTTAATTGGCGCACTATTAGCTGAACTTGCAGTGTGGATTGCAAAATTACTTGGCTACGAATTTGGTGACGAAGAATACATTAACACTGACTTTTACCAAAGATTGCAAGACGGTGAAGAACTAACGTCAGAAAACATGTTTAAAAGTGAATAAGTTTGAAATACATTTAATGGGCAGTATGGATTTGTTTGCAAAAGACGAAGATCATGCGTTGCAGATTGCAGAAGAACAAATAAAAGTGACACACCCAAAATTTAATATTGAAGTTTCAAACGTGAAAGGAAAAACAAATGGAAACTAATAAATTAATACTAAAGCAAGTTGCATTGAAAGGCGCAGTGCAATTATCAAAGGATCAGTTTAAAGTTGATCAAGATATATCTACACAAGTAGATACAGTAATAAACATTGCTACGCAACTTAATGAGTGGTTATTAAACGGTTACCAAGATGAAGTAATTACAAAAATAGAAAGCGCTGGTATGAAAGCAGAACAGAAAGAAACAACTGGTGGACATACTGCAAGTGACGGACAAGTTAAGTTTCTAAGGGATCTGCTTGGCCAAATACCAGAAGAAGAACAACCAAAATATAAAGACGTTATTCTTTCAGATAGCATTACTTGGCAATATGCAAAAGAAAATATACCAGTTTTGCAAGAACTAGCATATAAAGCTAAGAAGAAAACTGACAAAGCACCATTTTAATGGATTTATTGTTTCAAAACTTGGAACAAATGATAAGGCATATACAAACCTTAGAACAGTTGTTGCATGTTGAAAGATTAGTTTTAAACAAAAGATTGCAATTAGAAATGGAAGTAAGAAATGCAAAAGACTGAATATTTATATTGGGTTGAGTGGATTAAGATCCGTTGGCCTAATACAAAAATGGTAGAAAAAAGCATAATAAGTTTATATAAAGACTTTGAAATTTATTCTGATGATGTTTTTGGCAAATGTCTGCTTGAATACTTTGATCAAGGCCATGACTTTATCAACTGGTCAGATATAAAGAAACGTTGTAGGGAACTACAAGTAGAAGAATATAGTCAGTTTGCACAAAAGAAAGCATTAGAAAAAAAAGCAAAAGAATATGAACTTGATAGGCCAACAGGGTTAGGCGCTTATTTAAAAACACAAGGTTGGAACAGTTTGGCAGAAGCAGTATTTTATACATCAAAAAGATTGTATAAAAGAAATGAACTGTATAAACCGTCACAAGAAGCATTTGCAGAATATGCAAATATGGACTTTAATGAAGCTACTGAACAAGGTTGGAAATTAGGTTTAATAGATAGCGTATTATGACGGAACAAATCAAGGTAGAAAGTGAAGTAACTTTTACTATTGTTCCACATTGGTTGCTTGATGTCTGTACACCAATTGAAATATCAACGTATATAGCGCTTGGTAAGTATGCAAACAACAAAACAAAAGAGTGTTGGCCTAGTGTTGCCACGATCAGTAAAGATATTGGCCGCGCAAAGAAAAACACGATAAAAGCGCTACAAGGCCTTGAAGAAAAAGGTGCAATACAAAAGTTTGCTAGATTAGATGATAAAACTGGTCAACAAACGTCAAATCTTTATATTCTTAAAATTAATCAAGGGGGGTTACAAAAACGTAACACCCCCAGTAACGAAATCGTAAAGGGGGGTAGTAACGAAAACGTTACCCAAACTATACTTAATAGAACTAAAGTAAATGAACTATATTTTGATACCTATCCAAAAGACACACAAAATGAGTATTTAGAAATATTGAAATATGCCTTTAATAAAGAAAATCCGTCAAAAAATGAGTGGGGAAAAATGTATGCTTCTGCAAAACAGTTGTGGGAAGCTAAGGTGTTACCAGAAGAAGTACCAACACTTGTAAAAAATATGATCATTACTTATGGCGAAAAATACACAACAGTAAATAGCATTTGTAGCCATACAGAATTAAAGCACGGTGCAAAGACAAGATCTGGCAAAGAAGTAGAACAGATCCTTGAAACAAAAAACCTAGAAAACTGGGCAAATGATAACTAAGTGCATTTTGGCCTATGTAATGATATTGTCTAACTTTGGATCAACAAATGCAACAGAAATTATGGATCTAACAGATTGTAATCAATATATTCCAGATAGTTGTTATCAATATGCAACATTGCTTGTGGAACACTTTGACGAAGAAAACATAGAAAATGCAGTAAAAATTATGTGGTGTGAAAGCCGCAACAAAGCTGACGCGTATCGTTGGCAAGATCAAGATAGTGGTTTATTTCAGATAATACCGTTCAGTTATGGGTGGGTTAAGCAAAATTATGATATTCCACACTGGGATTACCCGGTTGGCAATACTTATGCGCAGTTTGTACCAAGATACAATATACAAGTTGCTTCAATACTTGTAGAAGATATACATACAAGAAATCCATATTGGAAAGTGTTTAGTAGTTCACAATGGTGTTGGGAAGATACAGATAAGTGGATAAATAAATGGAAATCAGAAGAAAATGGCACACCTAGAGATTAGGCCAAACGTTTTTGATTGCGCAGTGTGTCATACGCCTTGTAATAGTGAGAGTGCAAAGCACAATACATTTCATATAAATAAAACTTGGGGGGATAAAGCAGAAGAAATAGTTATGTATTACATAAATAAAAAAGGTAAATATAAAGCAGAAGAAACTACATTAGGCCATAAATATCCAGATTTAACCTTATTTGATAAAAGTAGAAACATGGCAAGTTTTGTAGAAGTAAAAATGGTAAGCAGTACGTTTATGAAGATCCAAGATAAGTTACCAGAAGCAAAATTAACACCGTCAGAACTTGTTGTGCTAAATAACAGTGCAATTGTTAATTACAGTAAGATAGCCCAAAAACATAACTTACCTATCTATATAGTGTTTATTGTGGCAAATAGGCCATGTATAACGCAAAATGATGATTACAAGCTATATTATCAGAACTTTGATGTGATCTACGATATATATAAGCAGAAAAAAGAACAAAGATCATACACAAGAAGAATTGTACAAGGTGATCAAGACGATCAAGGTAATATACAAAATCCATTGTTCAAGGTGCATTTCAGTATCAACGAACTTATGCCATACGAATAATGCCAAAAATAATGTGATAAATCCACTAATACTATAATGTGATGAATACAATTAAGGATATGTGCATGACTAACAAAGGTTATGAAGAAGTAAATACGCTGATAAGAAACGTTGTAGGTTTCGTTGACTGGCTAGTGGACGTAGAGCCAGTAGAGCCATACAACAATGAAGATCATGGTCATCTTGGTGGTATGAACTTTACAATCTTATGGACAAATGGGGACAAAACAAGATTTTGCGTAAGGTACAACTATCAAGGCAATTATGACGTCCAGCTAAACAATATTGCTGGTTATAGATCCGTATTACTGCAAGTAGAAAAAGATATGCCACGTGAAGCATTATTGTCTATTCTGATCACAATGTATTCAGAAATAAATGAACAAACTTTAGACTTCTTAGAACAACACGAATTTAAGCTATCAAGGGAAACAAAAAAGATAATGAAAGAATTAAACGATCCATACGGTTATAATTAAATCAGTATACGTAACGTAAATATCTACAAACATAAACGGAAACCCACATTAAACGTGTGGGTTTTTGTTATTATGATCCTATGGGTTGGCAAGATAAAGCACTTTGTAAAACGTTACCCAATGCAATGTTCTTTCCAAATACAGATAGCAATGTGACGGATCAACAGTTATGGGACGCACACAAAGCGTGTCGTGATTGCCCGGTTAATTATGAGTGTCTAGCAGAAGCATTAAACGGTGAATATGAATATGGATTATTCTGCTTACCAGAACGTGTACGCAAAAGATTTAGAACAAAAGCGCCAGAAGATCTACAAACAACAATGGAAGAAACATTTAAAACAATAGAGATCATTGCACCAGCGTTTGATAAGCGTGGTAAGTTACTGCGTAAAAGATGTCTGCGTTGCAATAGAGTTACAAGGGGATTTGCAAAAGATACAAGTAACTGGGGTGGTAGATCTCACATTTGTGTTAGTTGCCACATACAGATACAAAACAACAAACAAGCAGATAAATTACTGGATCGTGAAAAACCTAGTAAGTCAATGCCAGACTTTGATAATCATGGTCAGCTGGTATCAAAGCGTTGCACAAAGTGTTGGGAACGTAAGATTGCTAGTGAATTTAGTAAAAGGCCACAAGGCATTGGGGGTAAGACTTCGTGGTGTAAGTTATGCACTAGAAAGAACTTAGAACAATGGCAAGCAAGGCAAAACAAATGAACAAGTACAGTAGGCCTTGCTTAACATGTCGCATGTTGTTTATACCAAGCCAAGATAGTCCAAGTCATTGCGCTAAACACAAGCCAACACAAAAGGGTAGAGTGCGTAAGAAGAAATATAATTATCCAAAGGGACGTAGGCCTTATGATGACGCAGAGTACAGACGCAATAGAAAGATACTTAGGGAAACACAAAGATATTGTAGCTGGTGTCAAACACGTGGATCTAGCAATAATAAACTGCAAGTAGATCACATAGTTCCGTTGGTAAAAGGCGGCACACATGAAATGTCTAACTTACGTATATTGTGTCAGAAATGCCACCAATTACGTAAAGGTGTAGCACATAGGTAAATTAGGCCTAAAAACGTCAAAATACACGATCAGAAGAAGCATACTAAAAAAGCCAATAATATAGGCGTTTACCAGTGGGGTAGGGGGGGTAAGTTTTTTGTATGTAGAGTGCTACCAC